TTATTTGTTTATGTTCGCGTCGTGCTCACCAGGGTAGAGGGTTTCGATTAGCATTGCTCTGGATGCAATATCAGACTCAGCTTTCAGTGCCAGCTCTTTTAATTTTAACAACCGATTTACAGTCTCTCGTTCTTTCAGATAGCGCTCTGGACTCATTAAGGAGTATTCCGCCCAATGGTGGTTCCAGTGATCAAAGCGCATTTCTTTTAGGAACATCGCGGCCAAACGCCAATCCTCAAAACCAGGGTTGTTTCTTACAGATCTTCCTTCAACAAGAACTTTGTGTTCAGGTGTAAAACAGACAACCCCGCGATTTCTAATCTCTTCATTATTGGCCAACTCATTCCGAACCAGTATTCCAATCGACTTTATTCTATGCTGCTTATCTCTCCATGGTAGAAACAAAGCAACACCTACAGCCCCAACAGTTCCCAGTGCTGCAATCACAGCCCATGACAAATGGCCTGCAAGCGTGAGCCCTGCTAGAAAGCTGATCAGCATTAAAACGATACTGGACAAGCAATGATCAACATTACGCAGATTATCCATTTTTTTGAGTCTCTCCATTGATTTGAATGCGTAGTTTAGCCCGCTCCAAATCCGCTTGATATGCTTTTTTGCAGTGGTCTTCTTCCCAAGGACTGAACAGACAATCCACAAACTTACGCATCTGCGACCAACCCTTGTGACCACTCAGAACCCCCTGACGGTAAGATCGGCCTGAGGTGGATTCATCTGGGGTTCCGCCAAGTAGGATTGTATTGAGCGCCTGACTGGCTAAATCGCCAACACGGACCAAGTAGGGGCGGTTATCTATCACAGTTTCGCTCCTTTGATAAAAAGTTGATCAAGCTGGTCATCGGTTAGACCCAGCGCATCGGCAATCGCCAGTAACTGCGGATGGGTGCGCTCAAACTCCATACGGTTATCCCAGTCGTTTTGAGCCAGTGCCCGTTGCAGCGGGTCTTCGATTGCATCCAGTGCGGGTTGTACATGATCAATCAAACCAGCCAAAATCAAAGCACCGCGAGCTTGCGCACGGGAGAGTTTTTGCGGGATAGGCTCCGGCTGAAACTCAGGCTCGACATAATCTGCAACACTGCCTGACTCTATAATCGCGGTAAAAACATCACGACCATGCTGCTCAGAATCATTGTATGACGCAGTGAACGGCAGCCAACCACCGCTGCTGATCTGAATCTCACAGTTGATTGCTGTTTGCGCGGCATTCGCAAACTCAGCATTTTTGATGCCTGTAATCTGCATTATGCGACCCTCAAAAATAATGTAACGTGTCCGTACACGTTAGAAACTGTTTCACCCATTGCCCGCCAAGTACCAGCCAAAGAAGGATTGCTAGGTCCAACCCCTCCACGGGTAAAATAAATATATTGAGTCGATGGATAGGCGCTTGTGCCACTATTAATATCAGCATACTGCGCAGAAAAACCTGCTGCGAGCAGCTGACTACCTGAGTAAAGCGCACCCCGATTCACGGTAACTGAGCACTGAGCAAAAACATAAGTACCAACTGCACCAAAAGCTGCTGTAGCATACTGTGACAGCACCTCCGCAGCAGTAGTCGCTATTGCAATGTTTCCACTACCCAAAATGCTCTGGCCGTTAACTGTTTTAATGTTGGAGCCGCTGACGAGCTGTTGCTGCTTACCATTCAAAGCCTGTTTATCAGCAGCGCTCATCAATCCTGCCTGCGTCGTCGTTGCCGCTGGCACTGCAACATCATCACCTGTGCTGCTATGGATCGTCAGGGTATCTGCTGTGCGGGTTTGACTCAGATGAGTTGGCCCTGCTTCAATGGCCGATTGTGCCGCTTCCTGAGCTTTATCGGTGGCTACCTGTGCGGCTTGTTCCGCTGCTTGGCGCTCTTCTGCCGCGGCGATCAGGTGTTGACTGGCCGTCATTGCCGCTTGTTCAGCAGCATTGGCATCCTGACTGGTTTGCATCGCAATCTGCTGTATCGCATGTAGATCGCTTGCAGTTTGACTTACGGCTTGCTCAGCAGATAGACGATATTGAAGAACGGCCTGTGCGACGGGGTTCAGAACCCCAATTACTGTATTCAGATCCTGCATCAGCCCGTATTGAGAATACAGGTACGCTTCTGCCTCCTGATCAAATGTCGTCGGGCGACCCAATGATGGTGGCTGTGTGATATTTTGCAGCGTAGGAATAGTGGGTAATACGTCACTCATTACACGAGACCTTCTACTTCAATGGACATTTTTGATAGCACGGTTCCTGAGCGTGAGATACGCCATTTGCCGTAACCGTACACGATATAAGCGCTGTGGTGCTGGATACCTAACCAAACCAGCGGGGTGTCCTTCAGCTTAACCAGCCAGGCATAGATAAAGTCGAGCCGATCCGTATCGATATAGACCTCCGTGGAGATCTCCTTGGCGTAGTTGCGCGCCTGTTGGCTGAGACGTCCCCATTGGTCGATTTCACGGAGGGAGTAATCCTCAATACCGGTTTCCGCATCGTTTTCGGTATCACCGATATTCAACAGCAGCCCAGGGCGACACACCCCACACTCTGCTGGGCCGCCGGTATTGATGATGGTGATATGCAGTACCGCATTCAGATACTTCGGTAGATCGATCACGGCGGTATCCACCATGCCCTGCACAATGTAAAAGTCTTGCTGATAGAGAGGTTCTGTAAAAAAGCCCAGCCAAGTACCGCTCGACTGACGGTTAACCAAGTTGGCTGACGCTGAAAACTCCTCAACTTCATCAACGACTAAACGCACTTCGATAGAGGTGGCACGCAAACCTAATAAAGCAACTGCATCGATACGACCTGCCGTAATCGACAGCTCAATCACACCACTGGGGGCGATGGTTTTAGTATTCACCTCTTCATCGAGCATTGCGAAGCGATTGGTCGGCCCAATGCGCTGCCATCGGGTATCGGTTTGGCTGGGCGGGGTATCGGTGGTATGAGCGGTTAAGACCTCCCACACGGCATCCTCATGTGTCACAAATGCACCTGCCGAGACAGGTTGATCGTCATCCCATTCAGGATATTCCAGTGGGATATTGGACTGATACGACAACAGACCAGCAGGGCGGATCACATCCATTACAGGCTCTCCATAATATAAACCGGCTGACCTCGGGACAGAGCTTTAGCCGTACTGGCACTGTCTTTGGTGTGTTTACTGATCCGAGCCAGCAGGGCTTTGTTATCTGACCGAAGCCCAGCAACCTCTGCTGCCAGGGCTTTAAACTGCTTGGAGGTTTCTGCGGTTCGCAGGTAGTCTGACTGCTGGGCAGGCACCACCATTTCACCTTTATGTAAAAAGGCCAAGTAGTTATCGAAGGGAACTTCATCCAAGCCATTGGCATGGCTGCCATGGATCTGATAAGCCGATTGCACATCTGACACCGACCAACCAGTAACTCGAGCCATCTGCTGCACCGTTATCCCAAAGGAGTCCATCGCATCTGCAATTTGCGTCAGAGTTGCACCGCTGTTCTGGGCTAGCCAAGCCTGCACCTCGGCATCTGAGACATCACCGTCTTGTGTCGGTGCTGGTTGTGTTGCAGGCTGCGCTATTGCTTCCTGGCGGCCATCCACATAGAGTTGATCCGGCGTGCGACCTTGGCCATCGGCCAGCCCCAGATAAGCCGCTTCAACCGCTTCCAGGCTCCAGCCTGAAACACGAGCCATCTGCTCCAGAGTGACGCCAAACTCCCGCATGGCATCGGCTACCTGCGCCAGAGTGGCACCGCCGTTCTGATTCAACCAGGTCTCAACATTGGTATCGGATAGACCCGCATCAGTCGGCAGATGCGCTTTATCCAATACCTGTTCCGGCACAGTAGCCATATAACGCTGCTGTACCTCGATGACGGTCATATTCAACAACTCTGCCAAACGCTCGATACTGACACCCCAGATTCGCATTGCAGATGCCACTTCATCATCTGATGCGTTGGGGTTAGCATTCAACCACTGCCGGATCGACTGCTCGGTGGTGTTGAAGTTATCCGTTGGTGTCAGATCCAGAGCATCGGCCACCTGAGAACCGGTGACACCGGCTTGCTGCATCGCACTGACGATATCGTCAACGGTTAGCTGGGCACCGGCGTTTATTTCTAACCAGGCACGGATATCATCGTTGGTCACGCCAATGTTCTGCCATGCCTCACGAAGGGCGTCTTTTAACTTCTGGATAGCATCTTCGACAGAGAGCACGGCATCATCAACACCATTGATGGCATCGATCTCCTGCTGCCAAAATTCCCGTGCTACCTCAAGCGCGGACACCGACTGATCATAGGCACGTTCTTCCAGCGTTAACGTGTTCTGCAAGGTTTGCAGGGTTTGATCCTCAACACTCAGCTGAGAACTGGCGAGCGCTTTAGCATCTGCCAGGGCGTTGGCGGTGATCTTTTTATCGCGCTCATAATCCACAGCACTGGCATACCAATCAGCATTGATATTGCCCAAATGGCCCAAAACGTCCTGATAATTACCTGGATCAGTCCATGTCACCTGGCTCTGATTCAGCCAATCAAACGCCTGCTGTTGAGCGTCGATAAAGTCTTGCTGCGTGGTGGCCTGCAACTGACTGAGCGTATTGCTTAACGCATCAATAAACGTCTGAATGGCCGAGGTTGATTGAGATACAGCTTGTATCTCATCATTCAGTGCCTGCTGACGATCTGACCAAGCACTGTTCAATACATCAAGCTCGTCATCGATGGTCTGAGAGAGCTTGCTAAATGCGGAGGCCGCCTGAGACGTTAGTAGCACCTCAAGATCAGCCTCATCCTGTAGCATCCAGATACGCAGTTGCAGCGCTCTGTTTGATTCATCCAAAGCCGCCAGCTCAGCTTCACGAGTGATCTTTAGAGCAGCAGCCGAATTGCCTTCCAGTTCGTAAATTTGACGCATTAAGCCTGAGCGCTCATTTGCAATAGCCAAGCGCTCAGACGCCTGTGATGCCAATAAGTCATCTTCTTCAGCCTCATCCTGTAGAGTCCAGATACGCAGTTGCAACGCTCGGTTTGATTCATCCAAAGCCGCCAGCTCAGCTTCACGAGTGATCTTCAGTGCCGCTACTGGATCTCCTTCTAATTCATAGATCTGCCGCATCAGACCAGAGCGTTCACGGGCAACCGCCAGCCGTTCATCTTCCCGGTCTTCCAACCGGGAGTAGTATTCGTCGGCGGCATCACTTAGCTCAAACAGTTTGGCGATGTTTCTGGCACCGGATTCAGTCGCCGCATCCTGGGCCTGTACCAAAGCCAGATAGTCAGCACGAGTCGCAGGTAGGAGCGCATCGTATTGCTCAAAGACACTTTGTAGCTGATCACGCGCATTGCTGAATTGCTGCTCTTCATCTAAAAAGGCATCCGAAAAGCTGCTGTAGGCACTCACGAATGTCTCTAAACCGCCCAGCACAGAAACCAGATTAGTTTTAGCCCTCAATTGATCATCAACGGTGCTAAAAGTCAGCCCCAGCATAGATACAACGTTATCAACCGCTGAGGTCTCTGTTACCAGTCGGGACAGGGTTTCACCCAGACCTTCACCGGCCTGCTGGAACTCAGTCAACCAGGGCATGACGTGACCCGAGAGATCATCAAAAATCATGCTGAACACGGCCTGCAGCTCTGCCTGCTGCTCCTCTCCGGTCAAGTCTTTCAGACTGATTAAGGTGCGCTCCAATGCGAAGGACTGAACCGCCTGGTCAATGGCATCGGCTGACAGACCCAACTGATCCGCGCCGGTACTTACGCTGTCGGCAATGCCTGCCATTACTAAGCGCAGCTGCTGCGTGATCTGAGGATCAAGGGCGGTGTAGCTCCAATCTCTATCATAGTCATCAAGCCAGTTATCACGTTCTTCCCAGGTCGTATAGGATTGAGCGGTTAATTGATCAGGGCTAGCGGCTTCCAGCACCAAACCTGAGTCTTCACCCCTAATACTGGCACCAATCGCAGCGGCAAAAACCTCGCCGAGATCCACAATATCCAAAGCTTCAGAAATAGAACTTAATAATCCCGATACAGCAGAAGTACTGCCCAATTCAGCGATGCCGGGGACTATAACGCTATCGTCCCAACGGCGTGTAATTTGCAGTGCAGCCCCATTGATGGATACTTCCAGTGAAAGTAAGGCATCGAGCATCGAGCGATTGATACCCACAATCTGTTCTACAGCTTCAGCAATGGTTTCATTGGATCTTAGTATGGATTCGCTTTTGGCCGCGCTATCACCCAGAACCGTGCCCGTCCCCTGACTGGCCTGACGACGCTCAGCCGTATCAGACGATCCCACGCCGTTAATAGACACACCCAGCTGAGCAACAGCGGCAGCCATCGCCGCCATCCGTGCAAAAGCCGTGTAGGGATCACTTGACGCCTGATTAATGACCGCGTAAACAGCCTGAGCGGCAGTCACTGCCGCTAGACTGATCTCCATCGCTTTGTAACCTTCAGAGCCAGACTCAAACATCGACTGCAGCGACGACATGCCCGCCGCCAATCCATTGGTCATGTTGTCGAATTTTATGGCGCTGATACGGTCTTGAATTTTATCGGTCGCATCAATGAAATCCTCTTTCATTTTGTCGGTGATACCCTCGACGCTCATGGCCTCTTGTAGCTGATCCTGAATGCTTTCCAGACCTTCAATCTCACCGAGATTACCGTCTTGCAGGAAGCGTTTAGCGGCAGTGTTAGCATCCTCCAGCTGTTTCTTAAAAGCCTCTTGCTCATCTGCCGCTTCTTTCTGAGCAGCAGCGGCATCATAAAGCGCGGCGGCTAGGCGTTTAACTTCGGCCACTTCCTCACCCGTCGCCTGCGCGCTTAACTTGCGAGCCTGTGTTTCAACCGCGAGGTCTCGACCTTTAAGACTGATCAGTTCACGCTCTTCCTTTAATGCATCAAGAAGTTTCTGATCTCCACGCTTTGCGTCTGCCGCATCTTTTTCAGCTTTCTGGCGGGTTTTCAAGCTCTCGATATAGTCATACTGAGCCAACAAGGTTTGGCGCATTGGCTCAGTCATCTCCTCTTGACTGAGCTTGTATTCATACTGAGCACGGGCACCCAGCTCAAGGGCAATGATCTGTGCGTTATGACTGATTGCTAATTTGGAAAAGCTTTTCAATACGTCTTCAGAAACGGGACGATCACCCAATGGCTTTTGGCTGCTGGTTTGCTGTAAGCGTTTGAGCAACGCCTCTAACTCAGCTAGCTTTTGGTTGTACTGGGCAACGGTTTGATTGGCTGTATCAAATTCACCCTCTGCTTCAATCAGCTCACGTTGCCAAGCATCCATTTGATCTGCACCGACATTTAGCATGCTCAGATTCTTTTTTAATGACTCGATCTGATTAGCATACTGACGCGCAGCGCTTTGGGCTTGTTGATAGGGTTCTTCCATTTGCTGTAAGCGTTGGCGAGTCTGAGCAGCTGTCAGACCCTCAACACTTTTGGCGAGTAGTTCTGTACCCGAAATAGCCGATTGAGTGCTGTCGCCCCAGTCGATAAACGCAGCAGCGGTAAGACCCGCAGTAACTGCCAAGCCCACGGGGCCACCGAGTACACCTAATAGCGCACGGCCTGCACCACTGGTGGCCGCCTGAGCAAGAGCGAGGCGCTTTAATGCCATTTCATGAGCAATAGCGGCCTGCGCAGCGGCATGATGACCAGCACCAAGGGCGGCTTGCACTTGGGCATTACGCAATGCGGCAGCTGTCGAGAGGGCTTGCGCCTGTGCCAGTTTCAACTCCTCTGCAACTGCGGCGCGTTTAGCAAGAGTATCTTGCAAGGTGGCAGCGGTGCTTACGGCTAGACTTGCCGCAGCACGGGTAGTGGCAGTAACAATGGTGACACCTAAAACAGTGGCCAGCTCTTCCGTGTGCTTAGTAACCCATTGCGTTCCCGTACTGACGCCATCCAATACAGCCCCTAAATAGTTTCCCACTGGTTTTTCCAGTTCACGCGCCAGTAGGATATAGCTGTTTTTTACATCGGTGAATTTGGCACTGAGGTTGTCTGCGGTGGCGGCAGCGGCTCCTTCATAATCTTGAAAGGCGACTATCAGAATGTCTCTGAACATATCAGAAGTCACTTTGCCATCGTTCACCATTTTACGAAAACCACCTGCGGCTTGGCCGCTGGCTCTATCCAATGCTTGCAATAAGCCAGGCAGGGGTTCTGTGATTTGGTTTAACTCTTCAGCCCGCAACGTGCCCGCAGATAAACCCTGAGCCAAGCCATACAGCGACTGCTCTAACTGAACATTAGACGCGCCCAGTTTGCTACTGGCGTTTGACAAGCCTTTTAAGATTTCACGGCCCTGCTCACGATTGATAATCTGAGACTCTTCAAGTGCCAATATGCGGCTGTAACCATCTCCCAGCGTCAGTAGGTTTTTATGGTGTTCTGCGGATAGATCAATCAGATATTGTTCATTTTCAGCAAAGGCGGCTGCACTGGTAGACAGTCCCTCTAACTTGGTGGTCATATCTTGATAGCTGGCAACGGTTTGTACCATCTGCTGACCAGCACTGAGTGCTTGGCTGAGACCAATAAAGGTTAGCAGGTGATTCTGTGCATTTTGCAACTGCTCTGATATAGACTGCACACCTGCACGGGTTCTACCAAATGCTTGGGCGCTGGTTTGCGCAGCTTGCTCACTACGCTCACCAAACTGCTGCACTTCACCTGTGGCCGTTTTTAAGGTGCCAGAGAGCTGGCGACCATCTGCCGATAGTGTTAATTTAAGTTGCAGATTACCCGACATGGAATAAACCCTATGCTTGCAAAAATGACCTTCTTAGGTCTTGGTATGGCCTTAAGTGGCTTAATTATCAGTCCAACTCTATTAATCATCGGATGCCTGATGGTAGGTGTGGCGGTAGTCGGCACCGTTATTTCCATTTTTAGCTGAGACCACCATTCATCGGTTAATCTCCTGGATAAAGTGATGCTCCAACACCTGAAACCGCCGGAAGTCTTCGCGTTCCACCGGCAGGTCAAACGCGCGCTCAATCACCACATCAACCGCTTTGTAATCCATGCCTAGCAGCTGACCCATCGCGCTGTATTGCCAGCAGGATTTGCACTGCATCAACAGCATCGTTGCAACCCAGTTTTCCGGCAGTACCCAACAGTCCTTATCAGGTTTTTGATTATTGGTACGTTCTTCCTTAATGCGGTTTGCCACCGCTTCGGGCAGTAGCGCATCCAGCTCCTCGTTACTGGCTGGGGCACCTTTTTTAGAGGTGCCCGCCAGATAAACGGCGACTTCAGCTAGATTCGCTTGCAAGCCTTTTTTGCAAGCCCTTGGTTATAGGCTTCAAGCATGGCGTTAGCGAGGGTAGGATCAGCCTTAGCGGCTTCCAGCAACTTGCCAGCTTTCAGCACTTCGCTATCAGCCCCCACCAGCTCCAGCTCATCGTCATTGATGCTGACCAGCACCAGATCCAGCATACGTTTTTCAGAGTTACTTTCGTCCATCAGCTCCGTTGTCGGCATCACTTTAAAGACTGCGCCAAAGGTGCCTTTTTGGACTTTACCTGCATCGTCCAGAAAATCGACGATGACTTGTGCAGGAAAAGTACGGTGTGTATTCAGACGTAAAGCCATGGGTTTTCTCCAATGGGTAAATAAAAGTTGTAGATCGGATAAGCGCAGTGCCATCCGACACGGTTAATCAATCGGGTTAATGGAAGAACAGGTAAAACTCGTTATCGGATCGCCCGGTTACATCAAAGGGCAGTTCGTAAACGTCGTCACCGGCACGCTCTTTATCGGAAACGGCGGTGAACTGAGAGGCAGGCAGCACGATAGAAACCTGCTCACCAGCGGTATCACCTAGGGTGGCGAAAATCGCCGCTTTATTGCCGTCTTCCCAATACTGAAACGGGTTAAACTCGTTCAATGCCAGGGACGCAGGGTCAATGGAACCGGTGGGTTTGCGATCCGAGATGCGATAGCTATTGCGGCCACTGGGGCTGTTAACGTCCGGCACGGCCACAATCTCATTGCCCATTGAGAAGCTCAGCTTCTCAATGGTGCCTTTCTTGGTGGGATAATCGTCCAGCGTCATACCAGCCGATTCGACAATCGGCGGAAACAGATCACTAAAGATGGCATCTGGCATCGGTTGATCTTCGGGGCGGGCATAGTTGCCTTTCAGGGTAAAGTTTGCCGTAACCGATTTACCGGCAGACCAATCAAAGCCAATGTCCGCTACCGCGTGTGTTGAGATACGGCGCTGACCATCGAAATGTGCGTGTAGCGTCACCTTTTTAAACTCAGCCCGTTTTGAGGTTGGCCGGTAGACCAGGGCATCATCAACACTCACCACAGTCGCCGTAGCCGTGCCCAGAGTGAGTTCATCACCCACAGCAGGCTCATTCTCAATGATCACGAACAGTGCGGATTCGGTATCCATCACCGCATGGATCAGCTGGCCGGTTGTGTTCGCTGCCGTGGTGTTGCCAATGGTGTCCTGAAACGCGAAACCAGCGGTCAAACCGCTAACGCGGATCACTTTTGCAGCCTCCAATACCAGGCCGCAGGCCAACAGTACCGAATGCAGCTCCGGCGGCTGAACGACACCGGCCTCTGCACCGCCGCCTTTCAGCTCCATCGGTAGCGTGATATCCCAGTTTTTAGCCCCCACCATGCTGCCGGTCTTCGACAGAGAGGGACGCACAATATCGCGGGTAATGGTGTCGCCCACGGCCTTCATGGCAAAACCGGATAGCGTTTCAATCACCTGCATCGGGCCTGTGACAGCTCCGGTATCATCTTCCAGGCCGATCAGAACCAATCGGCGGTTGCTGCTATTACTCATAAAAACTCCTGCTCAAAAAAAGACGCCTACTGTTTTTATCAGGCCGCCGCACGGCGCTGAATCTGGGTCTGGTATCGATCCATCCACCAGATCACGTTGTTTTCCATCCGGATCAGGCCGCTGGTACTCAGCAGGTATGGAGCGGTAGTGCCCTCAGCCTGCCAGCCAAATAAAGCCTGGCGTACCGCATCGCGGGCGGTTTCCAGTTTCTGGGAACCGCGTTCACCGTCCGGATCGTTCAGGGTGCGAATGGCAAACACCACACCCACGGTGACCAGCACCTTCTGCACGGCAGGGCCGGAGACCCGCTGATTCTTCTCGGGCTGTTCCGCCACCGGCACCACAAAACAGCTCACACCATTAACCGGCGGACGCTCCATGGCTGTCGCCAAGCTGACCGCTGACCCCACGTTGTCTAAAAGGCTATCTGCGATTGCCTCAAGGCGAGCTTCCGTTTCCATCAACAGCATCAGATGAACCCTGTCGTGTTTTTACGGCTAAAGACATGGCCGTCTGACTGCATCTCTGCGGTGTCCAGGCTTTCCGGTTCAGCAGCCAAGGCAACGCCCAACGTTGCTTTACCTGTACTCAGTGCCTCTAGGTACTTGATGGCATCATTCTTACGAGCAATCACCGCATCTGATGGGTTGTTATCCAATTCGTAGCGAACCAGGGCTAGCGCCTGATTGGCTAATACCGCTGGCACATTGGCCAGCGGTAATGGGTAACGCCCACCGACGTAGCTATCAATCAAGCTGGATGCACCCGCAACCGCTGCATCGACTGCACCAGGGCGGCCATACTCCAGATCGGCAATATCAGAACGGCCAAAACGGTTCTCAAGATCAGCGCGGGTGCAATAAGCCATGATTATTCTTCTGCCTCTTGGCTTTCTGCAGACTCAGCAACCAAACTCTGGTACGCGGCCCAAGCAGCATCACGCTCATCAGCGGACGTGCCTGAAGGCATCGCCGATGTTTTAGGCGCACCATTAGTCATCCACAGTTCGGCATCCTTGCTATCCAGCTCAGAAATATGAGCAACTAAATCTGCCAACTCATCGCCGGACATTAAATCGCCTGCCAGCTTCTCATCATCCAGCACCCCTTCCGTTTCAGGCTCAGGACTTGATTGAGGCGGCTCTTCAGAGGAGGTGTCCGTCGAGTCTGAAACAGGCACCTGTTTCGCTTCTGCTTTATCCAATACCCGGACTGCCAGGCGTGGCTCTGATCGCATTTGCTTAACTTGCTCAAGAGTGAAGTGACCGGCTTTATACTCAGTCGGCCCCCCAGGGTGGCTAATGCCTGCCCGACGGAAACCAGGGACCGAGCAAGTGATTTCAATGCGGCTGTCAAACAACTGAACTTCAGACATTGCATAGTTCTCTCTTTGTCAGAAGGGGGTTAACCCAAAACGAAAATGGAGCATTAACGTGATGTCAAAGGGCCGGACGTTATTCCAGCCAAGGGACAACCAGCACTTCCACGGCCTTGTAGTTAATGTTGCTTTCGCCCTGTGCTTTGTTTTCCGCTTCGATAACCGCTTTAGCTTTTGCTCGATTTTTAGGGCCAACAACCAACAGATCCGGCATATTGCCCAGGGGGCGACCTTTGTCAGACTTGAAGCTGCTCAGCGTTTCATAAGCGCTGTTGAAGTTGGCTTCATTAAGGTCAGCCTTTGAGGCAAATGCCTGCTGCCAGAAACCAAAACCCCAGCTACCACGGGCATCAACGCCGTACAGGTACTCATCGCTCATAAAGACACGATCTGAATTACCGGCATCGGTTTTAGCCTGCAGCTTGTAATCCTTACGGCGCTGATAAATCAGCGGCTTCAATGGACGGCGGGTATCCAGCAGGAACCAGGCGGGACTAGCACCAGCCTGCATATTGCTTACCGACTGAACGTCATCACCGCCCCCAACCGGGTGATCCGTATCGAAGAAGTTCTGACCGTCGTAGCAAAGGGTTGAGAAACCCGCTGCCAACAGGTCAAAAATCATCTCATCCGGATGGGTTGCTGCGGCATAACCCATATCCTGAAATTTTGGTGCCAATACACCATAGGTATCATCTTCAATACGTTCAGAAGGGATGCCTTCAGTGGCTTCAAACTTGCGGTTTTTCAGTGAATAACCGTGCAGCTTCATGCGGTTGATCTGGCGATCACCGATCCACTCCCGCAGGCGACTGAACTCACCGAGCCATTCATAGTTTTCAGTGGCGGTATTGGATGGCACTAGCGTGGCAATCCGGGGCCAAAGTGGGGTGTAGCTACCGCGCCCCTGTTGGAATGAGGTGTTCACAGCGGCATAAAGTGCACGCAATGCGTTTGGTGTAATATCCATGTTAATTACCTGTGTTCAGTGGATTAAACGCCGACAGAAACCCAGACGCCGTTGACATCGACCTGAGTGATTTTTCCTGCTGCATTACGGGTCGCGGTGTCATCTGAGATCGATACCTGGCCATCCGTCACGAAATAGGCGGTTTGCCCTACATGGGCGATGGTGATATCACCGGCATTACTGAACTTGTGTTCACCCGTAACAACTTCTGCCCGCGCGGCACCATCAGCGCCCAGGCTGTTATCCACTTCAAAAGTGGTCACACCTGCGGCTATGCCCGTCAGCACATCAACCGTGGTCAGATAGCCACTCACCAAAACTGCTGGGGTATTCGGCGCAATGACAGCACCGGCTTTAACCGGGTAATCGCGTTTGCGACCTTCGCGTTCTGCTAGAGCACTCATATCAGTTCAGCTCCTGTTTGGATTTCAGGAAGTCTTCCTTACTGATGCCGGTCGCTTTCAGCACGGCCAGATCCTCAGCAGACAGTTCTTGATCAGCACCTTCGCCTTTTTTAGGTGGGGCGGTATCTTGGGTCTGCTGACCTTTCAGCGCAGCCACAGCAGGGCGAGTAGCCAACATACCTTTCAGTTCGGCCACGCCTTGTTGCTCTCCAAACTGAGTCAGATACTCTTCCTCTGCTGCGAAGACACGACCTTCCTGCTTAGCATCGGCAATGACTTGTTTGATGCTTTTTTCATGGCCATTGGCTTTCAACTGAGCCAGTTCAACCACTGCAGCCTGATAGGTTGCAACCGGCACAAACTTGGATAGGTCAACATCATCCGAACCCTTGGCCTTGAGTGCGGCCAACGCCTGATTCGCTGAATCTGCATCATCAGCCTTAGTCTTCAGCGCACTCAATGCGGCCATAGCAGACTGCATCTGTGCTTCGGTTGGTTGCTGGCCTTCATCGACATTGACGCCGAGCTTGGCCAGTAACGCCTTCAGTTTTTCATCCATCGGGGAATCCTCGCTGTGGTTGGATGATGTTTGATACTGAGCACACAACGCAGCCACCGCTTTCATGCCATCAATACCGGGTCGGTTCACCAGAGCCGCACTGTGCAAAGACAGGGGTTCGCCGGTTTCTTTGGAGTAGGGAAAAACAGCAGATAAGAAACGGTATTCGCCGTTTTTGATGAACTCAGCCGCACGGCTAGTCCAATTGGGCTTGATCCAAAGGCCGGAGCCATCACGCCACTCAACATCTTTAAACCAACCGGCAGCGGGCGCGGGCTGACCATTTTCATCCGCGTTAAGGGTTTGGTGTTCGTAGTCGATCACCAGGTCATTCACCGATGCTGATAATTGAGCAATGAGGCGCTGAGCAATGGAGTCATCAATAAACCACTTCCCGCCAGGCACATCGAAAGGACGACCATCGATAGCAGTAAAGTGGCCTGCAGGTAACAGCTGTTGCCAGCCATCACCGGAAGACTCCGATAATGCTAACGAGGCCCAACCGATATTTCCGGTGGTTGCGGCCAGAACAGCCAAGGCGGTTTGTGATTGCGTATGTGTTTTCATAGCCCCAGATTAGGGGGAGAACGAGAACAGCGGGTTCTAATGTGAATTGGGGGTTTTGGCGTAAAAAGGGAAGGATTTTAGAAACGCCTTAAAACACAGGGCAAACCTATAACCGAATGCGCTTTAGAAACAGGTCAGAAACAGCCTAAAAGCCGCGAAAAGGTAAAAGCAGGGGCAATATACCATATCAGATAGAAAAGCCCGCTACGGGGCTTATTTTAAAGACAGGGTTTATTGCGAACCGCCAACCGATAGAAAGTCCTGCAGGATGCCGATGATCTCATCCTCATCATCAGCACTCAGGCCCAGAAACGGGCGGGCGGGGATATCGCCCCACAAGTGCGGGAAGTCTGCCTTTTTACCGCCGAAGTGCATCATGGCGGCGTATTCCATGGTGCTACCCAGCTCTAATCCTTCGTTGCTGGGTTGATAATGGATCTCCTTTGCCAGCGCACCACTTTCACCTTCCAGCTGCCGGTTATGGCCTTTGCGTTCTTTGGTGATGCCGGATAACTCGGCCCAGGCATTGCCCTCCGGGTCTTGCCGATCCTGAAAGCGACGATGGGTAGACGACACCAAGGCTTCACCAATGGATTTATAGGCGGGCTCCAGATTCTGGGTGCGGGAGAGTGCATCATTCAAAGCCCTGAGCACCTGATCGGTATTCGCGTTGATTTCAATCATTAGGATTCCTATACTCAGTAGTGTGTTGATCATCGTAACGCTTACGAACCCTTTCCTTCGGGATTGATGAGGTCTAGCGGGGAGCGCGTGCCCCGTGTTCAACACTATCGAATGGCCTGTCATCGGTATGGCTACCGACCCCTTCGCTTCGGCGTTGATGAGGGCTAGCGTGGGTGCCTCCCACGCGGCAGGCCATCCCTTCTTCGTTTTACCGCTACCTCACTTTTACCGCTTCTGGTGGTGGATTCTCTGTCTTAACCCTGAATAGCGTCAGAAAATAGTTCTTCCGACCATCTGCTGTTTTCTTTAATGCCGCTCGGTAAAGTACCTGATCCAAGGTGATATAGATCAGTCGCTCATGACGACCAGGCATCTGATAAACAGCCCCGTTATCCAACAGCTGCTGGATCTTACGGTAATCCTCAAGACCTATTTCAGGGTGCTTAGCAATGTGAGCAGCCAAACTCTCTTGCGACAGCAAGACCACCTGTGATTCAGCCCCCAGAACTTTCTGATCTTCCGGCTTGAGCACCGCCACGGGGAATTCACCTTTAATCTCACCCGAAAAGAACCGCTGAAAGATTGGCGCAGCAACCAACACACCAACATTCTGACGCGCCAAGGTATTATCAAAGGTTTCCAACCGACTCTGGCGTGCAGCAATGGCCTTCTGGGCAGCACTGGCTCCCGGTGCATAATCCCAACCCGGTTGAATCCCTTTAGGGGTTTGGGTGATTTCGCCCGTGGCGTCGTTGATATGCTCCTGCATCGGGCTGGCCGGTGCCTTTAGCTCTGCAGGCGTTAAACCGAGTCGCTTCAGATCCCGCTCTGAAAGCGACTCAACGCCACAGTTACAGCCAAAGCCGTTAGGGGGCCAGTGCGCCTTAAACCACGAATGCCCAGCGGGTAACACGGTGCCATGCCAGCGCTTGTGATCTGCTCTTGGGTTTTCAACGGTACGATGCACATAACGCCAATAGGGCCGCAGCTTAACCACATCGGGGTCGGTCATTTGCTGCCAACGCCCCGCCATATAGCTGGTGTCCATATTGGTTTTGTAGATGACTCGGGTACGCCAGGCGGTGCCTGCTTTTGATCCTTCACCTTTCCAGCCCGTCCAACCACGACGGGCGACAATTTCCCGAAACTCCTTACGGAAAGCTTCCAGGCTTTTGCCTTCGCTGATCGCTTTATCAACAGCGGCCCGAAGATCCGCCAGCAGATCCGCCTTCATGGCTCCCGCTACCACAAAGCCGTGATCATGCTCTGCGCCTTTCAGGTCGTCCCAGCGCTCACTGGGCAGGTTCAGTTTCTGGCGGAAAAACTGCACCTGTTTTGCGAACGGCTTTTTAAAGACTACCTTAATGGCAACAGCATCCGTCATATGTCGTCCTTAACGCCATTTCGCCCGGCCAGCTCCGCCGATAGAAACGCCGAACCCAGCAGGTCTGCCAGATCCGCCTCATCCAGATCCGGGTACGTCTCGGCCAGCGTTTGCTGTACATCCGCCAGATCCAGCCCCTGTTGCTCGGCATCCTGTAGCAGGGTCTCCAGCTGATCTACCCAGGCATCGATCACCGGCTGTGCCTCACCCTCTAACCGCTGCATGACTGCTGCAGAGTAGTGGCCGGGCATGGCTTCCGGAGATGAGATCTCTGGCTGAGCTTTCAAAGCCGCTAATCTTTTTAGCCCCTGTAAACCAGGTGCTTGTGTTTGCACGGTAAAAACAGGTTCTCCCTCTTTAGCTTCGGGGATCTGCAGTTTTTCATGCCCCCAGCTTTTCGGGATCTCCATTCCAATGCCAACCAGCTTGGGTAAATGCTCTGCCAGGGCTGCGATATCTTCCGGTTCGGTGATATCAAACTCAAAGCGCGGAATGCGGCGTGGGCTGCTGAAGCTTTTACCATTCAATGCATACATGGGATAAACAATATCCCGAGTAATTGTATTGGCCAGGGCTTTCAGATCCGCATTACGGATCTCCTGCCGTACTTCATTGTGGACATTACCCAGGGCGTTGGTCGATGACTTACCATCCGCCTGACTGGTGAGCGTACCGCCCAGAATCGCTTTGGACTGGCTCTTCTCGCACCAATTGATCTGAGCCATATACGCATCAGAACCACCCTTAGCCGCTTCGTGAAATTCAATATCCATACCTTTAGGGATCACGCCACCGGCATTGTGGCCAATGCTCATCACTGCGCGCATCAGCGTGGCTTTTTCCTTGGGGCTGGCCCCTGAAGGATATTTACCCAAGCGTGTTGGCAGGCCGTAGATCTCCAGAAATTCGGCTAAGTCACGGGCGGCATAGTTCTTAAACAGATACGGCCAGGCGAGTACACGAACCAGCCCCCGGCGCGACAGGTAGCCTGACTTAGCTTTTGCCTGATGGCTGAGCCAGCCGAAAGGCTGCAACGCCAGCCCCTCATGGCTACCATCCCGAATGCGCAACTGGTTACGATCATCCGGATGCGTTTTAAACCATGCGGGATCACGCCACTCAGCACCGGCGATATAGTGGGTTTTATCAGCGTATTGCCATTTCAGTTCAAGGTTGGCAAAGCTCTTTAGAATGGCATCTGCCGCATCAAATATGGCATCGTCTAACCAGGTAGCATCCCGCAGAATCTCTTCGATCATCTCGGTATCGCGCTTTTCCGCGTCAGTCGCATTCTTAGGAGGGATCATATTCCAATCGACCCCGAGAAGAGCCAGCTTTCGCTTACCCAGTTCGCTCTGAATATGAGGGTCTTTTTCTTCCATATCCTCAGCCAGTTCGCACTGATCAATAAGATCCCCGTGCTCACCATCCAACAAGATCTTTGCGATCTTTGCGATCGTTAACCCCTTTGATGGATGGTTGCTGTAGTGGCTGCGTAATGGTGATAGCTTTGCATCACCTAAGGTTTGCTGTTCTTCAAGGTCAGGCAACTCAAAGGGGTTACCATTCATATCTACAATTGTTGATGCCGCCATTACCAGGCTCCCTCGCCATCATAACTATCTAAATAATCATCATCGTCACTGTCTGGGTCTGACTGCTTGCCGGGTAACGCGGTGAACTCAATCACGCCACCGTCCATCCAGCTGGCCCGGATCGCCATCGCCAGTGACACGGCAAAGTCACCATGGCGCTTACCTTTGCCAGATTTACTTTCCAGATCTTTCTGACGACCTTTATCAATCTGTGGCACACCATTAATGACTTTGATCTGCAACAGATCATCCATCACGCTCTGATGACGGGGCAGCTGCAGGTTATGGCTCTCAAACTCGGCCTTTAGCTTAGGCATCCATTCGCCATACCAATTCTGGGACAGATGCACCTGGTCAACGCTGTCGGTGCCGTACCTTAGTGCCGCTGCTTCAGCCAGATAGCCACCGTTACCCGTTGCATCAAACGCCGCACCACACAGCCGGGGCAGACGATCCATAATGAAGAACATGATCTGCTTCTGCTGGTCGTACGTGAGATGGCTTAATTCAACGACAAAGGGTGCGCGCTTGGTTAAGTTCGGGTTGATGGCTAAGGGCGTAAATACCGTTAAATCGCCTTTACGGGCAAAATCCTCACCGAAGGCATGCTGGCAATCAGGGCTTAACGTTTCCAACAGGGGCAACAGGTGCTCTTTGCCCCAGGCATCAACCTCAGATTCGCGCTGGTGTTCTGACCAGGTTTCAAAACCTTCCGGGGCTTCATAGCGTAGGATCGGAATGGTGTGATCCTGAACCATAGCCAGTTCAATCGACATACGTGTCAGATACGCACCGCCTGACTTCTTCGGAATACAGCCGTATTCCTCATCGGCACTTTCTCGGTTAGGTGCGTTTTTGTAGAGATCATCACGCCATTTTTTTTCAGCGGCAGGCGACCACTCCTGACCGGTGACATAGCAGATGCGCTGGTATAACCCTTCGGCAATCGCATCATCCAGCGTGATCCGGTGAATGGAATAGTCTTTCTTACCCTCGCGGGCTTCTTGGATATACTGATTAAAAAGATTGTCTACGCCATTATGGGTACTAATCAGGCGAACTCGATTACCCCACATGGTCAATGCCAATGCCGCTTTAAGTAACTCTTCTAATGCTTCGTGGAATGCAGCCTCATCAATAACCACATCACCTTGTAGACCACGTAAGTTAGAGGGGCGGGAAGATAGAGCCTGAATCTTAAACCCACTGTTAGGAAAGCGGATCATATAGGTCAGAATCTCTTCCTTCTTCCCTGTATCCCAGAATGTTTGCTCATAAACATCAGCCTCGGCCAGTTGGTTGAAGGCTTTGGCAAACAGGGCACAGGCGGCGATATACTCTAATGCCATCTCTTGCTTAGAACCGACATAGAAAGTATTGCAGCCTCTTCGCTTTCTTGGTTTCGCAGCATTAATTACGTTGCGTCCAGACTCAGCCCAAGTAAGACCAGTACGCCTTGATTTCTCACCAAACATGATTTGGCTTTCATCTTCAAACCAGCGTTGCTGATAACCCAGAAAAACAGCTTCTCCACCCGGTATGGCATCCTCAATTTCCTGAGGTACAACAACCCCGTGGATTTCCATTTCTTCGGCAAGGTTGATCTTGCGAGGCCGATTGATAGGCTTTAGTGGCATCAGGCTTTACCTAGCAGAACTTTACGAATTCGGGCTTCCAACTGTTCAGACATGCCATCTTGGCCTCGAAGCTCTTCGCTAACGGCATTAGCAGCTTCTTCTGCAAAGGCTTTGCGGATCTCTTTCTCTCGTTTAATACCCATCATGGACGCTTGCTCAATACGCTGAGACACCAATGCCAATTGCCCCAATACTTTAGGTTCAACTGGGGTGCTTTCATCACTGGTATTGAGCATATGGGCACTGGTTTCAAATGCCATTGTGGTGACCGCTTCACGCAACAGTTTGCCCGCATCACTGGTGGGCTTGTCGCCTAGTTTGGCTGTCCAAACCTCTGCAATTTCACGGCCTTGGCGAATACGCGCCGCCGCCGCTTCCATACGACTGGCATAACGACTTAGACCGCTACGGGTAAGCTTGTCATCTTCTGCCAAGCCTTGGTCTTCAATGCGTTGGTTGATGAGGTCTAATATTTCAATTTGCTGAAGACGACCATCTCGCAGCATCGCATCTAGCTGTGCTTTAAGTTCTTCTGGCAGTAGCTGCACTTTTGAACGCCGCCCGCGTTTTTGCTTACGGTCTGTCATGGCTTAACTCCGACGAGAGCGTTTAATACCGGGAACCGTGCAGCGGCCTTCTACTACGTCATAACCGCGCTCGGTTAAGGTGGCAATTTGGCAGCCCGCTAAATCCTCAAGGCTTAGCACCCCTTGCTCTTCCAACCAAGCCAAATGTGTACGCACTGCATCACGACTAATGGCATGGCCATAGGCATCTAAGCAGTCTTGCACCACCGACTCATTGGCAGTGCCACCGCAATCATTGAGTGACCGCAGCAAGCATAAGCGCTGGTCTTCTGCTAATAATTTTTGAATCGCCATTTAGGCTCTCTCCTTGAGTTCGTTTTCAAGTAACAGGTCAGACATGTGTTGCACGCGGTCTAATCGGGGTGACAGCTCTTTTAAGTCACCGCGTAAGTTGGCAATTTCTAAGTGCAGATCATGCAGCTCTGAACGGGTGGGCAGGTCATTCATACGGCCATTTAAGTGATCCATCTTTCGCTGCATCTCTTCCACCACCTCTTTTTTGGCATAGGTTTTACCCAGCAAAATCATAATTAAGGTGATGGCGGTGCTCACAAGCGCCCAGATCGGTGCCCAATACTTGGCAATAATGTCATCCATCAGCATTTCCCCCGCTCGCGCAGGCTTTGGCAATCAATGCAATAGGCGGCATTGGGTTTGGCTTGCAAACGGGCATAACCCACAGGTTCCCCGCAGGCCAAACACAGCACTTGGCCCTGAATGCGCTTTTGTGCGGGTTCTGCTTTACGCCGTTCATGCTGAGCCAGCGCCCAATCACGCTGTTGGCACTCTAGGGCTTGGGCTTTGTCTAAAATATCGGTCATAGTTTTTGCCTATCCTTTTCTTTAGATCCCTGACTTGAACCGAACCAGAACTGTAAAATCATTGGAATGGCCGCAGTGAGCACCCCAATAACCGTATTGAGAATGCCAAACACTCGATCATTAATGGTGAGGTCTGCGTAATGCACCAACAGCCCCATAATGGCGAAGTAGCCCAGAATAAAGAGCGCTGAGAGCATGATTTGCGGCCAAATGTTGACTTTAAAAAGCTCACGCGCATTTTGTCTGTCTGCGATCTCTTGCCTGAATACATCAATGTCTAATTCACGCATCCGAATTGCGAACTGTTGATCAAGCTGTTTCAGTTGCAGCAACTGTTCGTGAGACGCGGAACCAATAAACTTTGCCACCTCATTTTCAGAGGCTTCTGAGTCACCCAGCAGTTGGTCGGCCAGAAACTTCACCGCCATACCGCCCGCAGGGCCGCCTAAAGCTGCGCCTATTGTGGGCGCGACTGACTTAACTAAAGATTGCCATGTGCTCATACCGGATATGCCTTCCAACAGAGTTCAAAATGGGGGCCGTCGGTAAAGGGCGTTTCACCCGCTTTTTGCTTGCGGCGAAGGTAGGCGTGATAGGCTTGTTCGGCGTTATCGTAATGATCCAGATAATCCCAACAGCCGCCCCAACGAATGGGGACTTTTAAAAATTCAGCCGCTGTTTTAATGGCATCGGCAATCACAAAATAGTGCATCCAATCCCATGCCACCGTGCCGTTAACCCATGCGCCTAAATCGACGGCATGAGCCACCGCGCCTAGGGTTGGGTTGGCCTTGGGGATTTTGGGCAGATGGCGAGAATTAAGGGTTTTAGACTTGCCCTGACTGACACGTAATTGCTGATGAGAGGGGCTGCGAGTGGTTTCTAATACCGTGAAGTCTGTCGTTGTGAGCTGAATCGCCAGATCGACCACTTCAACCAAGTCTGGATGGCACGACAAAAGGCGCTGTTTAGAACGCGCACCTAGTACATATCCATTGCCTTGTGACATAAAAAATCCCCCGTAATATGCTTTTCAGCAGATTACGGGGGATAGTATGGAATCTGGTTCTAATGCGGGTTAGGGCTAATGCTTCTTTCTTTATGACTTAAACAAACAAGGTTGTATTTTCTGTTGGTGCAGCCTGCGCTGCTCTTTGATAATACTATAAATTGCTTGTTCGCTCAGATCGTATTGGCGAATGAGCGTACTTATCTGTACGTTAGCCGCCCACTCGTCATGAATACGTTTATGCAGCAAGGATGTTTTTACAGCATCTGCCTTTGGCAGATAAAAACCTCGACCCCCAGATCTGAAGCAAAGTGCGATAAGCACCTTCTCTGTTAAAAGGTGTTTTTCTTCTGAAGTAATGCCACTGGCGTTGAGTTCAGCATGGATAAAATCGGCCATCTCGATCAGGTCTTTGGGCCACTTTCTACGATCTACCATCACATCATCATCTAAGTGCTGACTGATGGGCTGGGTCATATCCAGCCCGAATAGATCTAGTTCAGGTGAGCTTGCTTGCGGGTGGTTGAGTGTTGTCATTGCACAGCCTTTTTTGCCAAAGTTTCAAACTTTCCAAAACGCGTGCCGCCATCTGTTGATCTTTTTGTAGCCACTCCAGGCTATCTACCCCTACGCCGCCATTCATACGGCTTGTTTGGTGCTTGACCCATGAAATCAAGGCACGTTCAGAACCCTCTTTTAGGTGTCCTGCTTTGTGCATCTCGATCCAGATTGCTCGCAGCTTATCAATCATTTGATTGCGTGACCGAGGACTATACTCACCTCTACGACTCGTTGCACCTGCTTTATTAGACGCTTTAAAATTACGACTCGCCTTAAAACCATGTGTTTCGAAATGATGGATAACCGCATAAAGCTCTGACAGACTAAGACCTTTGCAACTGTCTTTGCCAACAGCAGACTTTAGCGCAGCACGATAGGTCTCGTCGTCTAATCCAAGCTGTTTTTTTGCGATATGAATTTGGGCGATCAATCTATGCTTGGGCGCTTTTGTCATCTTTTTTTCTCCTTGACGGCTGCCCTAAACGGGCAATTAATTCGGCAATGCGGACAAGATTTTTTTGTTTTTGTTCGGGCGTCAGTTCTGGGGCAGGTAAAGCCATAACAGGTGGTCGATCAGGCATTGATTGAATTAAATCAGCGGGTTTCGGCCAAGTACGCTGACTGAGCAGCAACTGATTAAAACCTACCCTTAACCGTTTGCTGTCTAATGACTCGACCCAGCTTCGACTATTCCAAAGTAAATCAACCCACACCTCAACAACGGCTGGAAAAGTATCGTTGGATGGGCTGTACTCCAGTCGAAGCAAGTACAACCGTGACAACTCTTCAGACACCAATCGACCAAACCAAGGGGCAACAGGTGTTTTCATTCCACAGACACCGCCCTTTCAAACTTAATCAGTCGGTGTCTGTTTGGATCTGTACAGCCATATTCTTTTACCTGATAGTAAGCTGGCCTGTATTCGTAGATACCCTTGATGATGCCCTCTTTAATTTTTGTACCGATAGGAAAAGGCGGCTGAATATCGTTACTTTCAAACCATTCTTTTTCAGCCGCTTGATGCTGATCATCAATAATGCCTTCCATCTCATCCAGTAGCTCCATATCGTCTCGACTGACATCCCAGAAGCACTCACGCTCTAGCCGCTTTGCTAATTCATAACCATCCATTGGGTGGCAGTAAGCCTCCACAATACTTCCAACATCTCCCTTCACTTTTTGCGCGACAACCTCAGCAGCATGTCGAATCATCTCATCGGTTACGTCAGGTCTTTTCATTGCATTGTCTTTAGTCGAGATCATGGTTTGAGTTCTCCGGTTCTTGCCAGCGGTTTAATACTTGGCTAATCGTACTTCGAGTGGCACTTTTATTGGTCTGTACTGCCACAGGCTGTATAGGTGTGCTGAGCTGTGTGGTCTTCATAGGCGTAGCCTCTCGATTCTCCAATACACGCTTTAAGTAGTTATGGCCTGTGAGTGGCTGCCAACCACCTTGCTGCTGTTTGGCTCGCAGTGATTCCACCGTTTCAGAGAGTGCCGCCCCCAGCTGAGCACCGTCACGACTGAGATCCACTACCTCGCGACACAAACGTAACGCACGCTCCCAAGCTAGCGCACGGCTCTTAGATCGAAACAAACCCAGATAAGCCACCAATGGGCGTGAGATCTCTTTGGGTAGATCTCCCATCAACGCCATTAACTCGCGAGCGGCCTCATCATTCACCACTTGTTCTAGGCTGTGGGCAACATGGCAGCTAGGGCAACGGAGCATCATGCGGCAGACTCCGTATCAACTGGCGCGCTGTATCCACAAGATTTAAGCGATAAACCCTCTAACTTTTTATACTGTCGCACCAGTGCTGCGGCAGAGGTAAATACAGGGTCGTACCATTCAATCTTGTCATCCAGTTTAGGAAAGTGCTTTTTAGCCCTGCGCACACCAATCTCTTTGATCAGCTTTTGTTTTTCAGCAGGTTTGAAAATTGATTTGCTGCGCTGACGCCAAAGCAGCTTAACCTGAGGATCAAAAACCTCTCCGTCAGGCCAGCCCCAGCCAAGCACTATGTTGCCATCCAGATAAACCGCTAAGTCCAACCTAGACTCACCTGTTCTGATTCGTTCAACACTGATTGCTTGACCTTGATAATCAAACACGACTTTGCAGCGTAAGGTCTTCAGCTCTTCTTCTATTTCCTGCCACTGGGACTTAGTGATGCTCACAATGCACCCCCTTAAAACTGACTAATTCTTTAAAGCGTGACGGGTCACGTTCTACCAACTCGTGCAGGTTATGAACCAACACCGTAATAAGCTCACTGGGTTCAAGCTCGCTGGCTTTACACAGCACTTGGAGCGCCTGATCTGTACCTTGATAAATCTCAAAGCTCAGTGTTTTAGCGCCCACAAGCGCCTTATGCTCACGCTGTCGCGCCCTTTGGCGGCGTTTACGGTTACGGGCAAGAAGCCGTTGCCGATCTTGTCGAGTTTCTTCCATCTGAGATCCTTAGGCTGCTCATCAGTACCCAGTCACCACGCTGGGCAGACACGGCCTAAGCCGTGTTTCGCTTATCGAACTAAACCCCCGCTAAATCTAAACTAATGACTTGATACCGATCAGAAGCCCCCACCCGCTCATACAAACGGACATAGCTTTTGCTGCCCGTAACTTGGCAAGCCTCACTGATCGCCTGCATCGCCTTTTGCCACCGCCCATCGCTGATCTCTAAACGACGCAGCGCAAGCACCCGCGCGGTACGAATCTCACCCTTGGTGTCCACTCGAAACGCCTCACCAATAATGGCGCGAATCTCAGGGCCAGTGTTCTCCGTCCAGTCATGCAAACACTGATCAATCAGCGACTTAGCCGCCTGCAAGCGCTCATCAAACGTGATGCTCTCTTGAATGGCGCGTACAACCTTGTAACGACCATCAAAGCTGAGCAAACTCACATTGCCCTTCTTACCGCCCAGCTTTACGCCATATTCTTCGGCTGACATCTCTACAAAAGCTTCAATGTCGCCAAACGCAGTTGCTTTATACTGAATCAGTCCGGTTTGTAGGGTTTTAGCCTTAGCCACCAACTCAAGCACCAGTTCGTCACGGGCTTTGTCGATGGGCTTAATCAAATCCTCAGGCACTAAACGACCCTGAGCATCTTTACGGTAGCCCTCAGGCGTTGTGTCAGATGATGTATTAGTGTGTTGCTGTGCGTTCATGTTGTTCCTGTTCCTTTGCTTGAATTGCTTGTTGAGCCATCAGGGTATTTTCTTTCAGCAGGTGCGGCAGTAGCTGTGTTGCCAGTTGCTTGGCTGTTGCCCTTGCACAGAGATAAGCCAGTTTAGAGTCCGCTTTCTGATCTGAATGAAATTCAACTTCTGTAACAATCACCCCATCTTTTTCTGAAATACTGATCTTGATCTCAGCCATGTTGTGTCGCTCCTTCTCGTTTCGCCAATAACAACTGGTGCGTGTGTTTTAAGGCCCCGCTGGCTAACTCTGTTAGCAACACAACTGGGGCTTGGTGTTGTGCCACTGCACTGGCCAAGATGGCCATGTGCCTACGGCCATTGTCGTAATACTCTAAATCTGCATTCACACGGGCTTCGCTGTAGCGTCCAGCTTCATCTAAATTGAACGTCACCCCTTGGTGCTCAGGGCGAAGAAACGCCACGCAAGCACTGTGAATGCAGGTGTGTTCCAGCGAGACAATCAAGTAATCAGTCTCAGATACAGCAAGATCAAACATTGGCTTTGCACTCATGCGGCACACTCCTGTTTTGGCGCTAAAAGTTCTTCACGTAATATAGAGATCGCTTTGTTGGCACTAATGCCTAACGTGATGCGTCGCCCGCGCACTCTCAGAATCTTCACTTCAATTTGCCCCTCAAATGACACTCGTTTTTCCTCACGAGCCATCGTCATTGGTCGAGTGGTATGAGAGAACAACATCACGCGCCCATCAGGCCGGAACTGACACCACACCTGAATCTCGTCACCAATCTGCACTTTTTGAAACGGCTTGCGGTTAAGCACTAACATCCGCTATCTCCTTTCTCATATTTCTCGCCGCAGAAAGGGCAAAAAGAGTGCGAGATAGACATCTCATGGCGTTTCTTCTGCCCCTCTAACTCAACTTCAAGAAAGTTGCAGGTCACCATCCCAATGTTTAAACGGTCGGTGAGCGGGTAAACAATGCCTTTCATCCGCACCTCACGAACAGGTTTCTTAAAGCTTGAGCTTTGCTGTAATTTGGCCGTTGCTTGCTTTTCAATATCAGTGATGCAATCACACATGATCTATCCCCTTTTACTGCCAAGCAGCTTGCTGCCAGAACACTTGGCATTCGTTTAACGTGGCGCACTTCTCAACCATGCGCTGTCCTGCTTTTTGCGTATAACAACTGGTTGTCCCCTTCAGATCGTGACAGCCCTTGCCAGCCTGCACACCAATGCGCGGCATGGCATGATTCAGGTCGATCTCAAGTACCGTTAAGTTCAAGCGCTCTAGGCTGTTTAGAGCTGCGGCAACTAAGTTCAAACTGTTCTTCATGTGCTGGTTAGGCTTAATACGGTGTTGTGCGGCCATTACATTGCTCCTAGTTCTGTCCATGCGGCTTTGATGTAGTCGGTACTTAGGCGGTCGTCTGCCCCTTTGGCAAACATGCTGGCAAGGCGCAAGGCTTTGGTAACCCCCCTTAAAGCGCCCGGCTTGGCGGCAATCTCTTTTAATAGGTGGGTCTCTTTAGCGCCTACTCCCCATGCCGACGCTAATGATTCAACGTCTGCTTGGCTGGGTACGGTCAGCTTGACCCGCTTACCAATTCGGCTGAACAACTGAGCAAACTCTGCCACTCGACTGCCACCTGTCAGTTGTGCGTAAACTTGATCATTACCCACCAACGCTAACCCCACGCCTGCCATTTCAGTGAGTCGACGTACAGTTTCCAATGCGCGGGTGTTTAAAAACTGCGCTTCGTCTAAAATCAATAAGCCGCCTGTGTTGCGCATTTGATCTCGTATTTGAATCTCTAAAAGATCGGCTCGGCCTGCTACGGTTCTTAATCCTAGTGCGTAAGCAATAGCGCGTAGACAGCCCCCTACGGTAGCGGTAGTGGGCGTGCAATCTACCACCCATGCATTTTTCTCCGTTTCGCTGTAGTGCTGTAGCGTTTGGGTTTTGCCTACCCCTGCTCCACCAAAAATAACGGCCATGTCGGTGGCAAGCTGGGCGTAAGTCAGCGCGTCTAAAATGCGATTAGCCGTTGGTGTGGCAATAAAAGACGGTGCTGTTGGCAGTTCACGCCTTTGTTTGCGGTTCTCTAGCCAACGCTCCAAAGCATTGGCAATTGCATCAACGTCTGCAAAGCTGTACGCGTTCATAAACTTGCTGAACGTGCTTTTATGTACACCTGCTTCACGCGCAATTTGGTTTTGGCTCAAACCTTCAGCCTGTTGTACCACGCGAATTTGCTGCCTTACGGCCTCAAGTTGTGTGTCGGTTTTTTGAAGTTGTACCACTGCACTCATCTGCCTATACTCCGTGTCGTTTGAGTTTGTGTGTTAAATCTCTTGCGCTTTTTTGTCTTGATGCAGTTGGCGGACTGCGCGATGAAATAAGCCTTCGTATCGGTTAGTCTCTGGCACTATCTGCGCGTCGCTTTCCGGCTCTAACTCAACCACCCTTACCGTATTACCTTGGCTAACATGACCAAAGCGCGGCTGAATGACCTTTGGCTCAGGTAGTGCTGGAGCCTCTTCTAGCGGTAACTGTTGCGCCGCTTCTAGTGCAGTCATACGCACCTGCAATTTGGCCTGTTCTTTGGTGGCTTTGATCATGGCGGTACGGGCGCGTTTGTGTTCTCGTGCAAGGCTGTTGTCTCTGAAACCTACTGCGTGAACACATTCAGCCTGTCCGATGTAACGTCCGTCTAAGCTGTAAACAAACACCGCTGCGTGTAGGTCGTAAGGGTCAAACCGCACTACCAACTGTTGCCCGATATGGTTGAAAAGCTCTGCGCCGTGGTAACGGTTTTTGCCAACGCCAACCGCACCACCTGCTTCTAGTATGATTGAGGCATCTTTTTGTACTCGAACGCCTTCAGCCATTAACATCCAAAGCCTGCGCTGCTCAGCGGTTGCTTTACGAATCGGGGCATTGGCGTAAGAATCCTCAAACACTTGGTTAAAGCTTTTATGGCCTGCGGCCATTTGGGTGTTGCGCTTCTCTCTGGCGTTCCATGCCAAAATTTCCTGATTGAGCACCTTTGTAAACGTGTCTAGTGGTACGGCCTTAGAACCGTAGTTCTCGGGCTTATCCATTGGACTGCTACCCGTCCAAGCCCCTGCGAAGGCGGGATGCTTGTCGACATATTCACCCAAACCACCCACACCAAAAGCGCGCTCAATGGGCTTGGCTTGGCCGTGACCCTGACCGTTTAGCACTGATGTCCAATGCACTTGCACACCTAGCATGGGGAAGATGCCCACGGGGTCTTCTTCCTTCACTTTAAAGCGGTAACGATTGGCAACACCTCCGGTTAAGCATTTGTTCGCGGCTGCGCGGGTGTTATCAATGGTCACATGGCTGGGTATGCCAAACTGCTCAACGACATCGCCAAAGCTCAGTCGAATCATCTCTTTGTTTTCAGTAAAGTCGGTACGCCACCCCAGTATTCGACGGCTGTATACGTCTTGCCAAAACCAAGTTTTCATCCGCACTGGGTTGTCTAAACCCTCAACTTGCACCCATACGTTGTGCATATAACCGTCACCGTTGATATGCTCCATTGCGTGCATTGTGGAGACATCCCGCTGCTGACTTGGGTACAGGCGCATCAAGGCGTGTTCACCTTCTCGCATCAGTACCTGTGTTGGAAATGCCACCTCTTTATCCATGCGCCTACGAAACGAGTCGATACTGGGCACTTGCCAACCTTTGCTTTCGCCTGCGCGCTTCACGCGTTCGTAACAGGATTGGCGGCTTGGCGCTTCAAGTCGTAAATAGTCTGCTTTAAAAAAGTCCCACGCCTCAGGGCTACAGTCTGCAAACTCTCTTTGGCCGCTATGGCCACTCACTAGCGCCGCCAGCCAGTCACCGCGTTGAAAGTGCTGCACACCTTTTTTGCCACCTGCTCCGAAGTACCAACCTTTTATGGTGGCAGCAGACTTACCTGTTTCTTGCGCCACGTAGTGCATGGCTTTTTTCAAGGTGATGCCCTTGTCAACCAGTGCCATCATTCGGTTTAAAACCAGCAATTTGGCTTTGGCGGTTTCTTTTTGGTGCTCTTTTTTACGCTCAAAGTTGGCCCACAGGGCGTCTCTGTCGTAGGTCACGTCTTTGCGTACCTGCTGTTGTAGCTCTAACGAGGTGCTGACTTGTTGCAGCAGCAACCTAGCCTGAGCCGCTTCCGGCAGGTTATGCAGGTGGTACTCGTAGCCACCACCGCGACCGATACGCTGCTGAGCCTCCCAGCCTTCGCGCTTCGCCTTTAGCTGAACAGCACGCTCTGTGGTCGGCAGCTCCGGCAAACCCGCGATCTCTTGTGCGGTAAACCACTGTTTCATGGTCTTACTCCTTACCCGGCTTATCCGCAGTGGGGTAAGCTTTGGGTACACCACGGGAAATCTCATGTACCGCCAATGAAAAAGGGGACAACAATGTTGGACAAATACGAGAAAGATGCCGCAGCAATGGCAGAGGAGCTTTCAGAATCACTCGACGAATCCGAAATTGAAATTCTGCGCGCAGTGTTTGAAACCACCGCTCCAGAAGACTGGCTGCAATGGAAGGCTCATCGCGCTGCAGACGTTGTTGCATTTGTTCAAGCGACACCTTCCCAGCGACGCAAAAAAGTTCGCTGGAAAGAGGAGTACCCGTTTTATGCGTATGCGGGGTATCTGCATTGTGTGAAGGCTTATGCGCTTTTGCGCGCCCTATCCCGTTACAACCTTTCTCCCGGCGGTTCTTTCCGAAGAGTGGTTGCTGATGCAGGGCTGGTTTACGATCACGCTGCAGATCTTGAGCTTCAGATAACCTGTTGGCCGTGGGAGAACCCGCCAAAGAACTGGCTTGAGTCATCGAATCAAATTGACGCGTCATGACGCACCTCCCAGCAGCAGCTCAGGCTGTTTGTACTGGTCAAGGTTACGGCGCTGTTTCTCCAGATCTTCCATCAGGCATTTCAGAGCGTCGCTCACATCATGGGCGCTCTCTTCGCCATCAAAAAAGCGCATCAGCTGACCAAAGGTCTGGTTGGCGTTAATCACCAGGTTGGCGATGTCGTGGTTCTGGGCGCGTTTTCCGGTGGGCATCTCTACCAGCAGTTTGTCTTGCCCGTGGGCCAAAAAGCGGGTGATTAAATTGATGCCGGTGGCATGTTCAAAGGCAGGCACCATCATCAGCGGCATCCGGCCAGACGACAGCCAGCCATACAGGGTGTTTTGGCTGCTAACGCCCATCAGGTCAGCAATGCGCTGAATGCTCAGGTTCTTTTTCTCTCGGCCATGATCAACGCTCAGTTGCAGAGCCTGAGGAATATCGTTGGGGGTAATTCGGTTCCAAGGTTGCTTAGCCATTTTTTGCTACTCGATATTTATCCAGTTCAAAATAAAGTGCGGTTTTTTGTCTTTTTTGGCGGGTTCCTGCGATATACGCTTTAGAAAACTCGCAAATAAGGGAGACGCAAATGTTCTCGCACCACATGCAAAAAGTTCGTAAACTAAGCGGCAATACGTGCCGGATAACGGGAGGGCCAGATCTCTTCCGGGGCCAAACCCAAATAGTCCGCAATGATTTTTTGCATCTTTGGGTAGTTCACGTTGAACACGTTGTAGACCGTTTTAGAATTGGTATAACCGTGTTGGCGTCCCAGCTCTGCCAAGTTGGAACCCTTTTTGCGCACGGCGGCCAGTACATCTTGGCGATGCCAATCCTGCGGTTCAGATGAGTGAGTCTTAATAGTCTTGCTCATTTTTTTTCGCTCCGTTCTTGTTACTAATCTTTATAAGTTAAGCTGAACACTTGCCCTAAAGATTAGCGATAACTTGCCATGTTGCAAAGCGGGAAGTTGCGGTTCGGAGTTAATTTCTTGCTATGTAGTATAGCAATAAACTGCAACTCTTTGTTTTTAAAGGGTTTATGGTCTTTGTATGTCTGAAAAAAAAGAACCTCGAAATGATTTCGGAGTAACTACCGATAACTCCGAACCACTAAAGCTGCTATCTAATCGAATTAGACAGTGTGCAGAGATAGCAGGAAGTGGCGATGCGCTTTCGCGACTTACTGCCATACCTAGAAGAACGCTTGAAATGTATCTGTCAGGAGATGCCGAGCCAAAGGCTGTCAGAATAGGGCTTATAGCAAAGGCCGCAGGTGTCTCCGGCCACTGGCTACTTACTGGTGAGGGTGAGATATTCGAGAGTGATAAGACTGGAGCCTCAGAACTGGAAGAAGAGTTTGCCCTAGTGCCAGGCTATAACATTCAGGTATCGGCGGGGCATGGTGCCTTCCCAGATGCCTTTGAAACCCCAACCCGTAAGCTGGCCTTTCGCCACAAATGGCTGAGGTTTCGCGGCCTGCACGTCAAAGACCTGGTACTGGTATTCGCTAAGGGGGATTCAATGGAACCCACCATCAGCGACAACAACACCCTGTTGATCGACACCAGCCAACGAGATCTGCAAGATGGTAATATCTACGTTATCCGCACAGACGGCCATCTGATCGTTAAGCGCGTGCAGCAGCTTTGGAATAAAGGCATACTTCTAATCAGCGACAATGCCTCTTATAAAGAACAGCAGTTATCACCTGAAGAAGTTAAAGAGTTGCAGGTTGTTGGTAAGGTCGTGTGGATCGGTAAAGACCTTTGA